AGCTTTTTAGCCTCTGTGTTGGTACAGCCAATACTGCGGGCGATCTTGTCAGGACCTACGCCGTAGGCCATGGATAAGACTAGGGTCTTACCAGCAGCACGGTTAACGCCCATGGTAGCCGCTACAGTCATGTAGATATCCTCTTTATCTAGGTATGACTTAACCATGATTGGGTCATGGGAGAAGTCAGCAATGATACGAGGTTCAATCTGAGAGTAATCGGCGACTACTAGCTTTTGCCCCACTGGTGGGATAAAGAGATTACGAATCGCCTTACCGTGAGCAGTAGCAGGACTAGGGACGTTCTGTAGGTTTGGATTACGGCTGGAGAAACGACCAGTCTCCGCACCGTTCTGCACAAAGTCGCAATGAATACGGCCATTGATTAACAGGCTGTCACGGTACTCGGTCTTAGACTTACCGCCAGTGGTCTTGGTTACGTCCCCACCTAGGTATGGAATCACATAAGTAGTAAGCAACTTGTTAAGATCTGCGTACTCTACGAGCAATTTACAAAGCTCGTCCTTCTCCTTGTTCTCAGCCAATGCTTCTGAGGAGGTGGAGTAGTCTGTGTACAGTAGTTCCTTACCCTCATCGCTCTTTTCTTGGCCCTTTGTAGTGAGTACCTTGGTCTTAAGACCACGACCGCCCTCAATCTTAGGCTTGTATAAAAGCTCTTGACGTTCTGGAATAGAGTTGATGTTGAACTGACGACCAGCTTGCTTGTAGATAGAAGCACGCTTGATCTCTAGTTCAGCTTCTAGTGTGATCTGAAGCTTTGTAAGGCTGTCCATATCAATCGGAGCACCAGTAAGCTTCATATCGCAAAGAACTGCCAGTACATCCATCTCTAGGTTCATTACCTTCTCGACGCCTGACTCTTCTAGCTTAGGGATTAAAGCTTTCCATAGCAAGAAGGTGTACTTAGCATCCAAAGCAGCGTACTTATATGTCTCTAGGAATGAGTGGGCTTCAATCTCTTTACCGACGCCCTTGACCATCTCGTAGCCGATCTCACGCTTCAAGCAATCAGCAAGTCCGCACTTACCTTTATTCTGTGTGTTGTACAGGAACGAGGCAATCATAGTGTCAAAGTAAGGGCCTACAGGCACACGCTTACCTAGGTACTTAGCAACTGAAGTAAGGTCGAAGGCTAGGTTATGCCCGACCTTAAGAATCTTATCGTTAAACATTAAAGGCTCTAGCGCCTTGAATACCTCTGCTGGGAACAGTTGTTCTGGAGCAGGTGAGAATAGTTTTGTTGCTCGCTTATCACTGCGAGAGTAATCGCTTTCACGAGGAGCATGTCCAGCGTCTACACGCTTTTGGCCCTGACCAGTTAACGGGCGGTCTAAGCCTATAAACTCTCCATTAGGATGACCCATAGGAATAACATCTACACGGCCATATGTGGCAAAGCTAATCCACACTACATCGTTTACTGGAGTATCGCCTCGGCGATCTCCCATTGTTTCCACATCGTAAGCAAAAGCGTCTTGTGTTAGATAGTAAGCAACCATCTCATCTAGTTCTTCTTTAGTAAGAATTAACCCCATATTTACCCCTTAAAAAGGCCCAGAGGCATAGAGAAAGGGGGAAACCTATGCCTCTGGACGTCTAGTGTGCGTTAGTCGTTAAGTAGATCCTGAGCGATCTCAAGAAGCTCTTGGTAAGAGTTCTCTTTGATTACAGAGCGATCGTATGGCTTGAACGTACCAACTGCGGCTTCAACCTCAGCTTCGTTTAGACCCCAATCTTCATTGAGATCACGAGCCTTGACTGAATTCATGTGGTAAACAGTTGTTTGCATCTTACCTGTGCGGCTCATTGCCCAGTAGTTCTTGGTCAATGGTCCTTGAGGTGAGAAGTGAGCAGCGTGGATAGTCTTGTAAAGACGTGGAGTCGCTACAAGTTGCTGACGCTGTGCACCTTCAGGTGCGCTGAAGTTAATGATAGTGAATGCCTTCTTATCCTCTGGGCGGTGACGTAGCACTGTGCAGAGTGGGCATTTCTCTCCGATACAGATGTAAGACTTCTTACCAGCCTTGTTCTGTAGGAAGTGAAGCTTGTAGACAGCGAACGGGCCGTCTGGATCAATAAACTTAATGATCTGAGGATCCTCAGATTGCTTAAAGTCTACTGGGTAACCATCAGCTGGAGCGGCATTTGTTGTAGCTGCATCCCAGCCAGAAGCAACGCTACTAGCTGCTGATGTGATTTGCTCTGGACGAGCATCCAATGAATCGTCTAGATCCACTAGGTAGTTATCTGTATCTGTGGCCATTTGGCAGTCCTTTTCTTATGGTTTAGTTTTCTAGAAGTTTGTCCCAAGCATCTGCGATCTCCTTAGCGATCGTAGGATGTTGCGACCAGTCTATACGAGGTTTGAACATAAGTCCATTCTTCGTAAAGATTTCAATTGCAGACTCTATCATAGGTCTTGTGTAAAGGCGTCTACCTTTACGCTCTACACCAGTCTTGTCTTTCTTGGTAGGAAGACGATAAGGCGACTCTGGTAAGTAACCCCACTTGAACCACGCACGTATGGTTATAAGCGGGCGCCCTAAGGCTGTTGCCAATGATCCTACAGCAAACATCTCAATGTCTTTACCACTGGGAAGTGTTTTGATGTAGGGCTTCGAGTCCCACGCACCTTCACCTTTTGGTTCAGGCTTTACGACCTCACGGCGTTTGCGCTTACTGCCTGGATAGTAAACATCCAAGTCAGCAAACGTAGCGTCAATTAGATCGTCGTCCATACTCATCCCTTATTCATAATAAATGCGTAGGAAATCTTCTTTGGGAACATCTTGTCAATATCTTCTTCTGACAACTTGTTCTGGTAGTAAGCAGACATAATCGCATCTTCATCTAGAACAGGGACTTGCTTAACGCAATCTTCTGTTAGGCCTTTAGCAGCAAGAAGCGCTTCGGCAACTTCGATGTCGATTGATTGGCTTACGCGGCGTTGCTTAGAAATAGATTTGATGCCACTAACAGTGTCATCGACTTCTAGTGTTATGTGGCCACGGCCATCTGTCTCACCTAGCTCATCAATAGCTTCTGTAAGACGGCCTTTGATTTCAGAGTGGCGCTTATTAAGAAGATCTGATTGATCTTTAAGAGATGCAGCTTGACGAACTAAGTCTTTGATCTGAGTTAGATCCATAGTAACCCCCTCGGTTATATGGATTACATTACCACTTGACTAGGCATTGTCAACTTCCGCTAAGTAAGCCTCAAGAGCCTTGATAATGACGCTCGTAACAGTGACCCCCTCTTTTAGGGCCTTAGCCTGTACAGGCTTCCAGATCTCGTCAGAGACGCGGATGGTACGTGTTGGGGTCTTAGGTGCATTAGGCATTTTATAATTATACCCTTTCTATACGCTGGCTGATTGCAGAAACTGGCGCAAACTGGTCAAAGTGATAGGTACGCCGCCTTCATCATCGATTCCTATGCCGTCAACTACTGCATTAGCAATAGAGGTCTTCTGCATTAGGGCCTGATGTTGACGCTCTTCTATTGAGTTCTTCATAATCATATCTTGAATGACGATAGTAGGCCAAGTCGATGAGGCCCGCTTTATTCGTCCATTACGTTGAATTGCTCCTCCTGATGACCAGGGTAGATCATAATTGACCAGTAGATTAGCAGCAGGCAGATCAACACCATACCCACCAGCATCAGAAGAAATGAGAACGCGAACTTCCGCTTGCGTGTTGAACGAGATCTTGTTGTCTTCCTTAGTCTTAGCATCTAGTTTCCCTGAGTATAGTCGGCATTGGTCTGGCCCTAAGGCCTCAGCAATAATATCAAGCATACCTACGTATGAGGCAAAGATCACAACCTTGTTAGCTGGATTAAGGTCTAGGTGAGCGTTTACATACTCCTTCAAGGTCTCAAGCTTTGGGGAGTGCGTAATGCCTTCTAAGTGCCCCTCATCTAGTAGTTCAGCAGCGTAGGCTGACCCATCGCCCTCCATCTTATGAAACTTAAGACCGCTGTCCTTAACTAGGTCAGGATGGGAGCAAAGCATCTTTAGCGCCCCGATCTTAGACATCAAACGACCGCGTAATTCGTCTGCAGGACCGCCGTACTGGCTTTCATGTCCGTAGTGGGCCAAGACATTGAAGGAGCTACCAAAGAGCGTCTGAGCCTCTTCTAGGTCTGCTAACAGGTCATCTGTAATACGTCCGTAAAGTTTAGAGGCCTTGCGATCAAAGAAGACCTCTAGAGGTTCCTTATGGATTGACTCTGGAAGGAATGGGGCGACATCTGCGTCGCTCTGTGATTTTCTAACAGCCGCTGTCTTTAGCTTCTCATGGAGTACTGGAAGGTTGCGGTATCGGTCAACCCCGCCCCAGTTATTGCGGACGATGAAAGCTTGATCAAAGATATCGAAGCGGCCTAAGACGTTGTTGTCTACAAACTGCATGATGCTGTAAAGCTCTTCTGGCTTACCGTTCTCAATAGGAGTTCCAGTAAGCGCAAACTTGTACTCAGCGTTACCTAGACGCTTTACTGTTTTAGATCGCTTTGACTTAAAGGACTTGATTGCTGTGGCTTCATCGAGGACGACGAATCCTCGTGGGAGCTTGGCAACGTAGTCCCAGTCGTTAACAACTTGCTCATAGTTAAGAATGACGTAATCAACGAGGGTGTGGCCCCAGTCGTAAGCTTCTTCGTACTGTGCCCTTCTCTTCGTTGGTGTGCCGTCAATGACCAAAGCGCGTGAAGTCCCACTGGTAAATTTCTCAATCTGATTAGCCCACTGGTATTTAAGTGAGGATAAACAAATGATAATGCCTGGCTCGGTAATTTTTCCTTCATCCATCAAACGTTCTAAAGCAGCAATAGTTAGAACGGTTTTGCCCAAACCAAGGTCGTACGCCACGAGCATCTTCTTACGCTCGCACATACGATCCACAGCCTCTGGCTGATAAGGAAGTAAAGTACCTGTAAAGGTCAAACCAGTAAGCCCTTCATACGCGTAGTTACCTGTGCCTCTAGGTCCTCTAAGGTACCAGAGTTCAGGAAGGTCTGTGAAACCTCAAACTCCTGGATTGTGGTCTCAGAGACGTGATCGTTTACTGGGCCAACCCCTGGGCGCTCTACACGCCATAGTTGACCATTTAGGTTCTTGATCATTCTCGCCTCGTTGTCAAAGCGGACGTCTGTAATAACGTAAGACTGGTTATTGTCAGAGATAGCACGAAGAGCGCATAGTACCCAGATATCCTGACCAAGCGCTGTGCGAGCTGCCATACCTGTAGCTTGAAGTAGACGGCGAACCTCTGTCTTTGCCTTGGCTAGCTCCCAGCCATAATCACTAACAGTTTCACGAAGACGATAGCCTGTCTCTAGTACTGGGTTAAGCTCCATTAGAAATGATTTAATCGGGTCAGCAAAAGCCACCCGCTCAAAGCCGTATTTCTCTATTAACACTGAAGCAACTGAGTCCTTGCCAGATTGGGCGTACCCTGTTAGTCCGATGATCATTGCCATGTTTCTACCTCCTCTAATATTTCCTCAGCCATACAAGTTATGCAATCGGCTCTTAATCTGAAGTTACTTGTGTGGGCACATTGACCGCTCATCATACGAAGCACTATTGAAAGGCGTCGTATCTTATCTTCTGTAGACAGCGGAGCGTCCTCTCAAACTATGTCTAGCACTAGCTAGGCCTGATTCGATCTCAGCTTTGCTCATACCGCCGACGTCCTTAACGTCGATGCCGCTGTAGTTGAAGAACCAGATGCCTAGACTAATAGACTTTGCCCAATCAAACAACTGTTCGGTCGACTTTCTACCTGCGTCGTCGTTGTCTAAAGCTATGACTAAGCGTTCAGCGCTTTTAAGTAGCTCTAGTTGATCCTTAGACACTAGGGCTCCATACGCAGCAACGCCCCCAAGTATTCCTACAGAGGCAAGGCGTACTACGTCTAATGGCGACTCTACAAGGATCATGTCTCCGCTTGAGTACTCGTTGTACCCATAAAGTGCTCGGCTCTTCTTAATACCAGCAGGTTGGTTCTTAAAGTAACGGCTTGTATGCCCCTTCTCCTGCCAACCTAGGAGCTTATTGTTCTTAGGGTCGCGTATAGGAATAATCCAGCACTCTGTACGAGGATCCCACAGCAAGTTGTAGAGGTGAGCAGCCATAGGGCTTAGGCCTCGAGACTTCAGTGCGTCAGCTGGAGGCTCTGTGTAGATAGCAAGCATCGACTCATCTAGATACTCGATCTTTTCTTTTTCTGGGTTAAGCGAGCGCTTCATCGCGTCAAACGCCATGCTCAGATGCTTGGTGTTTTCTTCTAGCCACTTCTCTGTGTCTTCTGAGCCACCCATAAAGCTAACTAGGTAGTTAACACCGCCCTTAAACCCACAGGAGAAGCAGATATGCGCACCTGTCTCAGCATTTATTGACCAAGAAGGGTTGCGGTCTTCTTTACCCGTGTTGAAGAGGTGCCCAGGGCATTTAGCCTGAACCTCATCGCCACGTACGCCAGTTACCTCAATGCCCAGACGAGCAAGAAAGTCTTCCATCTCCCCCGTAGTCATCAGTCAATATTCAAATCTGATTCGTCGACTTCTCGGAACGTACTACCATCCCAGTCCCATGTAAGTTCGATCTCAGCAGGACCAGAGTTACGGCTGGCCATAATCTTAAGAGTGCGCATCTCGTCAACGTTCTCATCTTGCTTCTCAAGGCCAAAAACTACGTCGGCGTCTTGACCAAAAGAAGATGAGTAACCGATTGAGTACATGTCAGCCTTACCACCACGAGTCTTGCTCTCAAGGAACTGAGTAGACATAATTACAGGTAGGTTTGCTCGCATAGCTAGCTTCTTTGTACCACGTGTGATGTTGGTGATTGCTTGTGATGAACCAACCTTTTCGCCGTTCTCATCGATCATAAGGTAAGTACCATCAATGATTACTACGTCTGGCTGTAGCGTTTGAATCTTGTTAGCAATACCTGTAACAGTTAGAGAAGGCCCTGTGTCGTAACCTACAAGGTGGAACCCAGCATCGTAACTCTTTAGGTTTTTGAGGTTGGTGCTATATCGCGCCTCTTCATCAGGTGTCATAGTACCTGTAGACAAGCGCTGGTATGAAAGCTTAGAGCGCATAGCATCATAACGAAGCGCTTGCTCAAAAGCAGTCATCTCAAAGGTAACGAACATAATTGACTTGCCGTCGTTGTGCATATTCAGAGCCATTTGCATTAGTAGCGTTGACTTACCTGTCTTAGGCAAAGCAGCGATAACAATGAGCTGGCCGCGTTGGATACCGCTTAGTGTTGAGTCAATGGTTGGAAAGCCTGTGGCATAACCAAGCAAAGAGTCGGGACGATCTTTACGAGACAAGTACTCTTGAAAACGAGCCTCTGGATCTTCTGTAAGGTCGTAGTCTGACTTGAAGCTAAATCCCTCTTGGTCAAGAGCGGCGATACCGCCCTGCATCTCAATAAGAGCAGCCTCATGGTCTTTATCCTTCTCAATAGTGCGGATAGCACGATCAATGATCTTCTCAGTCGCCTCTTTGCGACGAGAGGTAATGACGTTATCAACTAGGTACTCAATACTGTCAGAGACCTCAGTATCTAGCTCAAAGTTAGGAAAGTTATCTTTGATAGCGTTGAGCGAAGGCACCTCGCTGTAGTTAGCATAGTGCTTACGCATAAACAAGAAAAGTCGTCGATCACCCTCATCTCGGAACCAGTCGTCAGTTACTCCACGAGAGAATACTGGCGTGAGGTTGCGGTCAATGATTGCCTTATGCAGCATACGAGTTTCATTAGTCACGCTTTCCTCCAAAAAATTCTTCTGGGGTTATGCCCCAATGACCGTAACGTAGCAAACGTTCTGAGGTATCTACAACTCCGACAAGCTCTGGTCGGTAAGGAAGCTCTGCGACTACGTGAGCCAGCGATGAGTAAGAAGTGAAGTAGCGAAATGGATTAGTCCCAATACGATCTAGGTACTCCATCATTTCGTCAAGCTCTTCTTGAGAGTTCTCTACAGAGAAGAGCTCTAGCGTTTCGCCTACCTTAACCGTATGGATGTAGAAACGGCTAAGCATCTGCATGTTGTATTCATGCGTGTATTGAACAGTTGGAATGATACCCAGACGCTTTTTAATCTGCGGCTTGGAAGAACGTACCACATCAATGTTAACCAAGAAGCGTCTTGGTAAAGCGTTACTGATGTCCCCTTTTAGCATTTGTTAGTAAACCTCTATTTTCCCGAATCTGATAATAAAACTTCTAAAAGCTTCGTCTGATCGTTGAGCCAGATCAGCATCTTCAGTGCTGGCTCTATCAGAGATCTCTAGCGGGTAAGTACCACCGTTACTCTCGATGCGTGCGTTAACAAAACGAGTGTGCTTACAGGTTGCCTTAGCAGTCCATCCAGAGCATGTACAGGACAGATTGTCGTAGTCATCTATAGATACTTCGTAGACGCCAGGTCCTGGAGTCTGCGTCTTGCTGAGAAATACCTGTAACAACTTCTTTTGCGTCATGCCTTTAATCTTAAATCACCTGCCTTACTTTTAACGGCGATAATGCCAAAAGCTTCGTTGATAAAGCTACCTGTAGCCTCTCCGTAAACTTGTGCCCAATCATCTACCTCTAAGTTAGTTGTAACGATAGTAGGTAAACCTTTTGAGTAACGAGTACGAAGAATGTCATGTAGTAGGTTACGTTGCCAACCGCTTTGGCTCATATGCTCTTTACCAATGTCGTCAATGACAAGAACACGTACGTTGTAAGCATCGTCCTTACACTCGCCCATAATTCCTGACATCAGCTTAAGGTCAGCATCTGAAACCTCATCGTTCATCGTGCTGCCCTTCAGCGCAACAATAGCGTTGTAGCTAGAGAAGTAGCAAGGGCGAACGACCACTTGAGCTTCTGCGTCAAATGACACGAGCATGAACTTCGTGATCATCTCCTGCAGGATCGCTGAAGCAACTGTTGACTTACCGAACCCTGGGTCGCCATGTAGCAGTAGACCTCTGCCACAACCTTTCTGACCTAATGCTCGGATGATGCGACCGTTCTTAGCATGTGCCACCCATGCAGCGATCTTCTTTGCATCATCGGCATCAAGGTCTGTGCAATCCTCTAAGCGCCAACCTGTAGAAGATGCAGGAACGCCTGAAAGCTTTAGCCAAGCTTTGCGTTTTACCTTTAGTGCCTCTGGCTTATACATCTGAATCCTCATCTAACTCGAATAGGAAGGCGTTAACCTTAGCAGCTCGCTCTTCTGATCTTGCTCTCTTCTCAGGGTCTGGCATCTCCAGCTTAGCACGATCTGACAAGGAGCCAAATGAAGAGATGAAGTGACGCCACATGATGTTCGGATCCTTCATAGCCTTGACGTTATCCTGAGCAAAGAACATCTTAAGCATAACCAGCTCTATAGCGCCATTGGTGTCGTGCTTCTGGCGTGCCTGATAGATAGCGGCCGATAGCGGCGTGTCGGAAACCTTCCAAGGCGGAATATCCCAGCGGTCGTGGATCATGGATGAGAACTGGCGAGCCGTATCTGATGAGGTCCAGAGTTCTGGAGCCACATCCTTACGAGCACGGAACGTCTCCTCATGCTTCTTTAGCTTGGCCTCTTGGTACTCGGCCTTCTTCTGGTCTTCGAACTTCTTACGCTCTACGGCCACTTCATCATCTCCAGAGGAGGTCTTGCCGAAGAACTCGTAGCCCATCTCTTCTCCTATCTCAAACTTCTCTTCCTCGTAAAACTCCGTTTTACTATTAGCAAAGCTTATATCTCTATTAGAAGAACTAGCTATTTGGGTTAATAGGCTGTTCTGGCTATAGAGCTCATTCAGCTGTATGTATCCGCCGGTTTCCGCCGCTCGGTTTTGGGAGTCCGCTACTAGCTCGGTCACCTTGATTAGCTGGCCTTTGGATGTCCGTATTGTCCTGGTTATGATCAAACCAGCCTCACGGAGTTCGTTAAGGGCAGCGCGAACAGCCTTCTCGCCCTCTTGAAACTTCTTGGCGATTGAGATCGCCGAAAGAGACTCGTCAGGGTTCTGGCAAATATAGGCATATAGCCCAGTGGCGCGAAGGCTAAGCATTGATCGCTTTGATAATCGCTTCAGCAAAATCTAGGGCTGCCTGACGGATTGCCTGTGCCTTGTCAGAGGGCTCTGTAGTTACGCTAGGGGCCTCGACAGGCAAGACGACAGGCTTGAGTACCATTTCGGCCTCTAAGGGCTTCATAGGCGATTCTGGGGCCGATTTAGGGCCTACTGGTTCGATAGGTAGGAGCCCATTTGTCAGGTCGTAGCAAACTACGCCTGCTGAGGCGAACTCAGAGGCGATCTCTACGGTTTCAGGGTCATCGGCATCCCAAAGCAAGAAGACATTAGTCTCCTCTGTTCCAAAGACGTCAATAGCTAACTTGGCGGGGTTGTCGGACTGGTTAAATGAGATGTGGCTTAGTTTGCCAGCGGCCGATTCCTTGACAGCAAAGAGTGTGCACTCAATTCCCTTGTCCTTGGCATACTGCCAAGCCCAAGTCTGGGCCAGTGAAGGCTTGTCGTTAGCTAAGAAGGCCAGCATTGGCGTCTTCTTCTTTTGCTTTAGCATGATTACATAATCAGAAACCAAAGCTTCTAGATTGTTACGGCTTGTCTCGCCGTTTCCAGCAATTACGATATATGAGTTCATGGTTCTCCCTTTCAGAGGTTGACCATGATACACCTACTCGCGAGTTCGCACTACCGCCTGGGTAAATGTCGACATCTTGTCAGTGGCTAAAGCAAGCATGGGACCAAAGAAGGCACCGCCAACTGTGTAAAGGATTTCTTGGCGCGTAGTAAGCCCGCCTACGATTGCCACAGCCCCCGCAGATAGAATTAGGCAGAGAAGCGCCTTGAAGGCTCGTAGATCAACAAGCTGTTCGACGACAGCTATGAAGAAGGCTACAAAGCCTGAAACTAAAAATAAGGTGGTCATAGCTCCATACTACGCTTGCGCGTAATAAGTTGCAAAGTTAGTTCCTATCATCAGGTAGTTAGGCAGTGTCTCGTTGACGCGGTTCTGCGTAGCAAAGCGGTTACGGTAGTAGTAACTAGGGCTCTGATTAGGTGTGCCCTTCCAAGTTACATCGCCTAGATCAGCGTAACCAAAGCTTCCGTCAAAGAAGCTGTCCACATAAGCAGAGGCCTCAAATAGGAAGGCATCCATCAATATCGCAATGCCTGTGGTAGTAGGTGCTGGCCATACGACCTGAAACTTACAGCTAGCAGCATTATTAGGAGAAGCCGTTGTAAACGAGAATCTGTTCCACTCAGTAGTACTTACTGTAAACGTCTGGCTAAAGCTAGACGAGATGAGTGTGTTACTTGAGTCATACCAGATTGTCTT